AATAATTATAACAACATAACTAATATTGTAAAAAAACATAAGACAGTTTAGCATGGCCTTTACTAGAAAACAAGCAAAGCAACAGAAAGAACAACAAGAACAAAGACAATGTGTACGACAAAATAGTCACCAAATTGATTTTATAGATTCATCCATGGAATGGAGAAAAAATAAAATAAAAAGAGAGAACGGCACTTTCGAATATATTATGTAAAATAAATAAAAATCCACCTATCAGCCTATCTACCTATTACCTCCTAAAACTGACATTCGCATAGTACTTAATAGTGTTTCTTCATTTGATGTTTTATTTTCTAATCTTTTTTCCAAACCAACTATCATTTGCAATAACTCACTATTTTTATAATTTTTAGAAATAAACATAATAAAACTGTCTACCGAAGCATCGTCATCTTTAAATTTAAATAAATTTACATTGTTATCGATACACCATAAAATAAAGTTATTAAAATTTGCTATTAAAATAGAAACGATAACATAATAGGCAAATACGTTAGTCTGTTCTTTATATAATTTTTTAACTATGGTATAGTTTTCGTCATTACAGTTAGAAATAATATTATAGTCAAGCCCCATAAAATTCAAAATTTTTACACACTGGAATATAGAAAAAACCGACTCATGTTGAATATTGTCATAAAAAATATTTAAAAACCTTTCTTTTTTATCTATAAAAGTTTTTCTATTTTTCAGAGAAACCAAATGTTGTTTATGTGCATTATTTACGAATTTTTTTCTAGTTGTTAAAGGCGTAAATAGTATACGACTATGCCTATTTAGTTCAAAATATGACTCAAAAAATACATTCATAATTCTTGCCCATGTTTCACAATATGACTCAAATATTTTTATATCCGTCTGAACTGAAAATATAGAGTGTAACTTTTTATTCGCCATCGTTATGTCTAATGTCGAAAAATCCAAACCATAATTATGCATAGTTTCGTGTATTAATACTTTAAACCATTCTTCCCTTCTATATACAATAATTCGCCCGTTCAGTTGACATATATTAGATAGTCCACCATTTACGTGGGATGCACCTATTACGCTACCGGTTTCAATTCCTGCACCGTACATATTGTCACTATCATTGTTTAATTCTAATTCATTTTCTGGTGCATCATAATAATGATATACTTTAGATGATGTTTCATTCTTTGAAAAAATAGGAAGTTTTCTTTTAAATGGTGTTAAATAAATTAAACACTCTAAATTTTTTCCACATTGAGCGTTTGAAAATTTTGATAAAAGTTTTAAAAGTATGTATATTTTTAGCACACATTGTTTAAAATATGAAGCTCCTTTTTTTCTGATATTATTCAACTCATAATGACTACTATCAAACAATATAAATTTTACTATTACACTTTTTCCATCACCTAAGTCACAGTTGTATTCTAATAAAAACGTCGCCTTTTCTTTAATATAATCGGCAATTTTTGGCGGTACATATATACTTTTAAATAATGAAGGATGTAAAACCGCGTTACTTTTATCTAACTTTATAATTTTATGCTTAAAACATGACGAGGTTGCAGTCGACACAGAATTCGACTTAAACATATTATATAGACTATCTACATCATCATATAAAAATTTAAGTTTATTATTTATTTCTGTTTGTCTAGGGTTATTAGAATTATTAGAAAGCTGTTTCTTGTTAACTTTTCTAATTTTATTATAATTTTTATCGGTAAGTTGCATCATTTTTAAAAAATTATAATCATCATCTTTTACAGGTATCTGTTTTTCCATTTATATTAATATAGTAGTATATTTATTACTAATATAATACTATATTTTTTTAGAATACCTTAAATAATAAGGTATATATTAATAAAGTGACATTTGTATTTACAATTATTTAGTTACTTAAATTACTTATCGTGAGCAGTTTCAAATACATTTATTCCACCTTTTTTTGTTCTTAACTTAGAACGTACGCGCATTAAATGAATAGATACGGTTGGTGGCTTTGAAAAAACGTAATTTATTAATTTTGCATTATTTGTCATAAGAAGAACTTTAGCAAGGTCCTCATTTTGGTCAAATTTGGCCATAGTTCCATCTTCAAGAATACGAGTATTACGTCCATTAAAAAACTCTGGATCTATGTCAACATCGTCTGGACGAAGAGTAATCTTTTTACCGTCGATTATAGTCTTCGGCACTTTCTTACCGGCAACTTTTGCTAAATCTACATCTTGAGAAATGCGCGACAATATAGAGGTATCATCATAATATTTGCTCTTTTTGTTTGCATCCATCGTAAATAATAAATAAAATTCAGGATGCCGTTTTAAAAATTTATTCGCCTGATAATAATGCTCAACCGAAAGCCAGCGATGTCCATCTAATGTAAAAGGATCGCACCATTCATTTGATATTTTTTTCCTCCAGTTATTTTTACCTTTACCTGTAGCCACAAGAGGAATAAACGCCACCTTATTTTTATTCGATATGTGGTCGCCTTGAGCATGACCCGGTAGTTCATCAGCGGATTTATAATGATAAATTAAAACAATAGATGGATCAAAGTGTGGATTAGCAGTGAGAATATGACTTGCTGATGTACCTCCACCTTGTCCAAGATCTGAACCTTTTCCTATATCCCCTAGACCTAACTCGTGTTGGTAAAAAAGAATAAACTGTGGTATTTTTTGGAATGTACCAGAAAACGACTCAAGATTTCCAGCAGAAGATTCGATACATCTGTTTGCAATTTGAAGTTTAATACAAAATGGAATTTCGGGGAAAGTAAAAATAGCTGTATCGCGATACGTTACTAACTCGTAGTGTAAACCAGTATGTGAAAGAATAATATAGTAGTCCGGATTAATAGTTTCTAAATTTCTTAATTTCGATTTATCTCTCGCATCTGTTGCTTCTGTAGCTCCCATAGCCTCCATAGACTTCGCGCTACCCGGCTTCTTATCTTCCTTGAGAAGCATTTCTATCTCTTTGTACCTTTTTTCATCTACGTTACTACCACAAACGACCACGTTTGACGAGGTATACGGTTGTCTATCTCTTTCTACATAGTCGCGATATGATAAAACAATAAACTTCACATTTAAAATAAGTTCTAATGTAGCAATAGCCCACTCATCACCCCAATATTCACTTGTCATTTCTCCTTTTCGTACCACTTCTCTTAATGCTTCAACATTTTTTATGCCCTTCATAAAGTATACGTCACGTATGTACTCTTTATATAGTCGAATCTCTTCTACAATTTGAAGATGTCTTTGTTTATTCATATCAGACTGAAGTTTTAGGGATGTTTTATCGGTTAATGATATACCTGGTTGAGCAGCTCTCTGGGATAGTTCTTCATTATCAGTCACTAGTTTCGCATTTTCATCACGCAAGTCTTTTAATGTTTTTGAAAACATTTCGTATCTTTCCTTGTAGTCTAAAAACTGGCTTTCGGTCATAACTGCAGCAAGCATTCTACGTAACTGAATAACACTTATGTCGCTATCGGGTTCGATAGATAAGAAAGCTTGACAAATGGCCATAAACAAACAGTCACCACCTCCTTGGTTTCTAACTACTTTAAAGTTATTATTATGATAGTATGACTGTACCCATGGTTCATCTTTAGTGAGGCGGTATGCTTTATTTTCGGCCACAGATTGTTCAATATTTTGAACAGGAATGTTTTTTCTTTTTAGCGGGACATCAGATAAACGAACGGGTTCAAGAGATGCGCGAATTGCTGCTTGTAATGCTTCGTCGCGTTCATCTTCGTCTTTCCGTCCTTTGTCAAACTCTGGTACAGCTACTTTATCAAGTTGAGAACCAATAGATTGGAGAGATTTAATAGAAAGTTTCTTACCCTTGGTGGAACCTTTAAGAGAGTCTTTTTTCTCTACATCTGCGGCGGGATTTTCGACTATATGAATTGCTTGTTGAATGAGCGACTTTTTAACGAACGAATATAATAAAGGGGAAGGAGCTTTTTCTAGATTTATATCACCCGCATCATCTAATAATGAAGGAACGTCCTCTTGAAACATTTCATACACACCGATTTGTGATACTACCTTATCAGTTTTAATAAGGTAAATAGGATAGTAAACGATATTTTGTGATATATACGTGTTTTTAATATTACCTATACTTATGATTGTGTTAATACCTAAAACAGATGCTTCATATAAAGGAGCTTCATAATTACTTTCTTTCGTATCCGATGGATCCAATGATTTTAGTTCTATATAATTAATACTTGGGACAAGCTTTGAACGCACCATTATAATAACTATACATATTAAATTTATATATTTAATTAATTATAGGTTATAAATAATTATAGGTTATAAATAATTATAGGTTATAAATAATTAAATATAATATTTTAAATACATATATATTACACTAGATAAAAACAATACAATATAATAACCAATCATGATATCGTGTATTATTATGGGAGGGCTGGGCAATCAGTTATTTCAAATATATACTACGATGGCGCTTTCAATGGAGATGAAGACGAATTTTATTTTTCCGAAAAATAAGTTACAAACGGATAAAAGATCTCATACATATTGGGATAGTTTTTTAAAAGAGTTGGATAAAAATACAGTAGTTATAGATATGAAAAATATGAAATATAATTTGTATAAAGAAAAGGAATTTAAATATAACAAAATACAAATAATGCCCGATTTAATTAGAAAGAATGATGGTGTGATGTTATATGGATATTTTCAGAGTTATAAATACTTTGATAAAGAGTATAAAAGCATAGCAAAGTATATAAAGTTGGATGAGTCAAGGTTAGAAGTGAGAAAATTGTATTATAAAAAATATGAGAAAAGCAATGTAATATCGGTTCATTTTCGTATGGGTGACTATAAGAATTTGCAAAACTGTCACCCCATTCTAGGTGAAGACTACTATATAAATAGTATAAAATTTGTTTTGAGTAAAAAACAGAGTATTATAAAGTGGACAATTTTATATTTTTGCGAGGAAGAAGATATGGATGAAGTAAAAAGTAAAGTTGAAAAAATTAAAGCGGAGTGTATAGAATATTTGCGCGAACAGAGATGGGGACAAGGACATGAACTTGAATTTGAAAGAGCCGACAGTGAATCTAAAATGGAAGATTGGCGACAACTATTATTAATGAGTTGTTGTCAATATAATATAATTGCAAATAGTAGTTTTAGTTGGTGGGCTGCATATTTTAATGATAACTCTGAAAAAATTACATGTTATCCAGAAACATGGTTTGGTTTACAACTATCAAATCATAATACAAGCGACATGTGTCCAAACAGTTGGAATAAAATAAAAAATGTTTAAAAGTGATATATTGGACAAAAAAATAACAATGAACAACTATTTTCTGAGTAGTACTGATATTGGCGTTGCAGATGATGGTGTCATAGACGGTATTTTAGATAAAATAGAAGATATTCCGTTTTGTTTTTGTATTATATGCTGTTGTTGATGAACTAAGTGTGGTTTATCCAAATCTTTCATTATATTTTCATAATTTGTTTTTCTTTCTTCAATGTCGCTATAGTCTTCTCTTTGAACAGCAACAATGGGAGCAAGCATATACCAGTTATGTTGTTTTTGCAACTTAATCCAATATTTGTCAATAGCATATATGATATGTTGGTCGGGTGTTTTCATTAAATTTTCTATACCTTCTCTTATGTTATTAATAAGAATGTCGTAATAATTACTTTTTACGATATATCCTGTAGTGGTTTGACAGTGAGATACTTGAATGCATGTGTCGTCTACCTTTCTATAGGGTGGTACATTATTTCCTGCAAGTAGTAAAACATTCCATTTATTATCATGCGAGTCGTCGCCATGCATTCTAAAAAATTTATTTATTCTATCGATGAATGTTTCATTATTTAAAATTAACAAATCATCTTCGCAAATCATAACATAAGGCCATTTGTTATTTTTTGCAATTTGCAAACATTTTAAATGACTCATGCTACAACCAACTCTACCATTTTTTAGTTTAATTGCGTTAAACCTAGTGGGGTTTAAACCAACACCTTTTAATTGACTTTCGATGTGTATTTTTCTATCGGGTCGCGAAGTTAAGTTAATATATAAACAATATTTTATATCCGTAATAGATGTGATTAAAGTTGTATTTACGTTTGATATACTCATAGTATTTTTGAAGTTAATATTTATATTTATATTTATATTTATATTTATATTTATATTTACATTAGATGAATAATAATTTTTATATTATTATTCATGAAATAATATGTTAATTAGTAAAATTATATTTAACTAAGAAAACAAAATGAAAGATGAAAAATATTTATCCTTTTTAAGAGCATCTATTTTTTCCAGCATTTTTCTAAATTTAAATACTATACTATGGTTCTCATAATTTGTCTCAAATAAAATAATTTCTTTTATTAATTCTGGTTTGAGAAGTTTTTTCGTTTTTTTTATTTTATCATCTTTAGTTTTTGATATGGTTATTCCTAATCCATTATTATTATTTTTAATAATGTTATAATAATTAGCAAGATGTGTTAACATTTTCATATTATAATTCATTGAGTAATCAACTTCTAATGTATATGAATTTTCTATAGTGTACTTATTTTTTATTTCATACATTGTAATTTTGTAAGAACTTTCGGTATCATTGTCGTTGTCGTTGTCGTTGTCATTGTAACCATCAGTGTCAATTGAGGATGATGTAAAGTGTGTTTTGGAGTCTTCAATACCATCATATATAGGTGTATCACATTCTATTTCATTTTTTTCGGTTATTATACAGTCGTGAGCAAATAATAATTCATCATAACTACTATCTGCTCTTTTTAATTCTTTTCGTGGCTTACAACCGTCGTCAGAGTTATCAGATTCAGTATCATATAAATCGGGATTAATCGACTTATGATTATTTTTAACTTCGAGCCAAAGATTGTTAATTCTTTCCCATTCTTTTTTATTTTTCTCTTTTACTGTATTATCGACTAAAAATTGAAACA